TTGGCTCTCAAGCCGCCGGATTTCGGCCTCCAGCGACTTCTTTTCGGGATCGGTGGTCTCCGTCGTCTGGGATTCCTCCGTTATCCCGCGTACCTTGTCCCAGTCCACGTACTCGGCAAGAAGGTCATACTGAGACTGAAGCGAATCCCGCTCAGCCTGTAGCTCCTGGACTTTGGCCTGTAGCTCCTTGTACTGGGCCTCGACTGTAGAGCTTTCGCTCTCTTGGCTATCCTGCTCGGACGCGGCGGCTCCGGCCTGTCCCTCAGGATTCGACACCTGTTTTTCTTCTTCTGCCATCTTACGTCTCCTTTACCTGCTCCGTAGTCTCCGTATTACCCGAAACTACAAAGGACTATTTCTTCTGAAAGTTTGCGCCCTGCTTTCTTGCGGCACGTAAACGCTCGCCCGAAACCGAACCCAACTTGATACACGCGGCGATGAAGTTCATCAGATTGTCGATCGCGTTGACCGCCTGCTGGATTCGGATAACGTCCTCGTGCTTGTCCGCACTCAATAACTGGTTCAATAAAGATTGCCTGCGCTGCATAAGCCTCGGCTCGATGACCTTAGACCAACCCTTAGTCTCGACCATCTCGCGTACCCACACGCCCTCGCGGGCGTACTGTGCGGCTTCGCGCTCGTCCTCTTCGTCTTGAAACGGCTCTATTTCGTCTCTTTCTTCGTCCATAACCGCCTTTCAAAGCGCCTGCGCCTTTCAAACGCGGGTGCATAAACTTGGAACCCTTGGCCGTCAAAGCCTGTAACGTGCTCATTTCCGCTTCTTTCTCCGAGGTGCACGCTTCGGCAACTTCTTGCCCTTCACCTCTTTCAAGTGCCTGCGGGCCTCGGCTTTGGATAAACCTGGTAGTTTTACATACCCGCTCGCAACCGCCCCGAATAAACGCCTTTGCTTCTCGCTCACGATGGGGGTGTGCTTTCTCGGCTTACCGCTCTTAGTCTTTCCGCAGCCTCTGTAAGTCATAAAGCGTGCGCCTTCTCTTAACTATATCCAGCCCCTGCGTGCGCGCCAGGCGGATAAGTAGTAGTAGCAGAATCACCGCCACGAGATTTCTTAGGTTTCCTACCAGGACTGTAATAGCCCTTCTTTACGCCCTTCGGAACACCGGGCGCCAGATGGGGCTTCAAGTCTGTATTCACAGTGTTCGGGCCCTTGTCGTTGAACCTCGATATGACCGAGGTCGGCTTCTTGACCATCGGCCTTACCTCATTCCATACCCGCCGAGCACCCAACGGGACCTCAGACTCCTTGCCAGTAGGCTTGGATTCGCCCTTCATACCCGTCTTCTTCACCTTCTGACCCGCAGGCTTTATCGGCATAGTCTTCAATACGTCTTTCTCCATCGGTGCACTTGTCTTTCCCATAATCAGGCTCCTAACTTTATGATCTCTTCGGGCGTTAAACGTGCAACATCACGCTTAGCGTCCGCTTCGGCCTTACGCTGAACGGCCTCTATCTGCTCAGGACTGATACGCTCCTGAGTGGTATCCGGCTCGACGAAAACATCACCCAGATTGTAAATGCTCAATAACTTGCGCCACAGGTCCTTCACCTCGGTCAAACGCCGTAAATCCGGACTCTGGAGCGACATCGCCAAGACCTGCGTAACGCGATCCACCAATTGACGTTGCATCAGTATCAACGACACCCCGCCAACACTGAATGTGTAATTACCCTCTCTGGGGTCGTAGTCCGCAAACTGGGCGTATAAATCATAAGACATCTCTAATATAGGTCTGAGCGAATTCTCCTCCAAATCCCTCGCTATCACGTCGAACATCCCCCTGCTCTGGGCAGTCTTCAACTCGACTTCACCCAAAGTCTTTGCCTTGCCGCCAGGCCAGCCAGAAAGGAACTCCGTAACGCTCGTGCCCTCCTGCATAATCTTGTCTATCAATTCCAATGCGTATAACGGGTCTCTACCTAATTTCGTAGTCAAGACTTCCCGAATGGCTTGCTTGCCGCCTTCCGTCGTTACAGGTATCTTCTTGCCTGGATATATCGCAGTCAAGGCCTTCGGGTTCTGTAAATCGGTGGGATTATACTCGAAAACCTTGTTGATAGAATAATTCAGGTTATCCACGTACATATTCAGGATATTGTTGAACGTATAGTTCAACCTCATCTGCGGCTGAACCAACGAAACACCACCCTGGCCTCTGTGAGGATACGGGATCGGCATCGTGAAAACATATGGCATTGGCCACCTGCATCAAAACGTTCTCCTCGATGTGCTTGCCGTCTTCACTTATCACATCGCCCCAGAACTCCAAAATCTCAACGTCCTTGCCTACTGTCTTCCTATCACCCTGCCCTAACCGCATACGCTCTTTCGCTAACTGCTCCTGGGCTATCGCATCCTCGGTTATCTGCCTGACCTGACGCATATCGTAAATCTGCCGACCGGCCTCGGCGTTCGTATCACGAGCCAACTTCAAGAGTCGAGCCAGCTTCATACGCTTGTACTCGATGACATACGGAGGTCTCTTATCCTGGAACGGGCGATAATCGGGCGAAATGGAAATGTTGAACGTATCCACGTGCTCGTATTTCGTCCGGCCACGCTTGGCGTCCCATAAGACTTTTATAACACCTAAACCCAACAAAAACGCACTCTTCACCACCAACGAGTAAACCTGGGTCAAATTGCCCGCAGCCAAAGACCGCTTGAACTTGCGCTCAACAACATCCAATTTGTCCTGACGCAAAGCGATCGCCTTCTTCAACTCCGAAATCCTACGCTGAAGAGTCCCCATCCTATTGGGGTCGATAGTGAGAGCCAATTCCTCCTGGAGCTCCTGTAAACGCTCCCTGTCCTCGTAGTCGTCCAGTTCCATTCTGAACAGTTTCCGGGTCTGAACAACCGCACGCTTGACCTCGCCGGCTGCACGCTCTATCTGCATCCATACCTTCGGAGCATAAGCCTTAGACTGCCAGGAGGCTTTCTTGGAAACATCCTGCTTGTTCTGATAAGCCTGCCATAGCTCACGCCAGACGCTACGCAAAGGCTTGGCAGCATCATCGGCCTCTTGTTTGCATTCCTTCACGTAACTAACTAAATACTCATTCGTGAACCGGCGCAACTTGCTGTTTCTTTTTTGGTCTGCCACGCTTCTTGCCTTCCTTTAACCGCCTGTCCAAGTCCACAACCAAACGCTCAAGCCTCGCCACCCGACTCTCTAACATCTCGGCTATCTTGAACAGTCTCAACTCGTTTTGGGTTGCCATAGCTTGCGCCTCGCTTTAGCTTGCGCCTTTAATCCATTCCTCGTTTCTTGCTAATATCGCACGGGTCATACCCGTATTGACACCTAAACCACGCGCCCAGGCCTCCCAAGCGTAAACGTCCTTAGGAATACACTTGGAATGAAACCCCCTATCCGGATAAACGAACGTGAACCATAGGTTGAATCGAGGGTCGTCCCCGTACACCGCCTGGCGTACTACTTCATAGTCGATACCCGCAGCCTCGCAGGCATCGAACAGCTCCTGGCACTGGGCAACCTTCCACGCTATCGCTCGGTTCTCGGATACCTTGATAACCTCGGCCTCTAAACGAGATACCCTCCGGATACGTATGTTAGCATTATACACCCGCTGATATAACCTTATGACTTTATCCACGTCCTCCTTCTCGCCGCCTAATATCAAGAAGGGCTGTTTGGATAAATCAGTCAATGGATGAGCCACGGATTCTCCGTAATACTCCGGCTGGACGACTATCCTGACCTTGTGCTTTTCAGCTAACCTATCCGCAGTGCCAGGCTGGAGGGTCGAGCATATCACAACTACAGACTCGCCAGAGTCAAAGTTCCGCTCTGCGCTACCGCAAGCAATATCGCATATCACACCCTCCACATACGTCATCGACAACGGCTTGCCATTGGTCGTAACGAACGCACGCGCCGAGGGGGTCGGAACGCAAACGAATATAATATCTGCACTAAAGGCAGTCTTGTCGAAATAACCCTTCATCGGGTCGTAAATAACCGGGTCCGGAAAGCCTGCGCTCTTAAACAGCCGATGAACGGCCGTACCTATAACCCCGTATCCGATGATACTATAAGACGCTTTGGAAGACATAGCTCTCCGCCAACTCCGTATCGTCCTCAAGCCAAATATCCTCGGCTATCGGGACCCTGTCATAACTCCATAAGACCATAACATAACAGTCTGCCCTGTCCGGCGACCGGCCTAAACGAGCCTTGATCTCCTCCTTCGACTCGACCCAGGTCCTTCCCGACCTAAACCTGTACCGAGGTGTACACAGTTGGTTCGCCAGCAGTGAGTCCTGGTTCTTGAACGAAACATCGCCCTTGGACAGCATCCTTGCGGCCTTACTCCACGCTTCTGCCCGCATATTCCCAAAAGACTCGCTCCGCTCAGCCTTGCCCTGGGGACAGTATTTCAGCACAGTCCGGCCTTGACAAATCAGCTCATCGATCACGCCCTGCCCTAAGTCCCCGCCGGTGGACTCGACTACGATAGGACAATTGTTGTGCTGCGCGCTCATCACGGCTAATCGGTGGGTAATCTCCGTGGTCCTCGTATAAGGCATATACACAGCCTCGTCGATGTCAGTCTTGTTCGAAAAGTAAATCACCGTCTCGTCATCCCCAAAGCCCGCAGTATCGCAGCATATCCGAGGCCTATCGGGATAACTGATGAGCGTCCTGCCTGCGGCTTCTCTCAACCACTCGGCCTTGATGATCTGGTCGGCAGCGGAAAGGGCCTGCCAACTACCATATAAATACGCTTCCAGCAACTCCGGCCGGTGCTCGAAGGCCGCTCTCAATGTCTGCTCATAACCCTCAGGAAGATGCGGATTGTCGCCCGGCAGCGCCTGGACGAACCTATACCCTGAGATTTTCTGGTCGATGAAATCCTCCTTCAGCCAGCACTGAGCAGGATTAGCCGTCCACAGCGTCTTATAAGCCATAGGCTTGCCACCTAACCTCATCCGCAAGGACGCCCTCAGGGTCGCTACATCGTCCCTGGTCGTCTCCTCGGCCTGGTCGACAGCCACAAAAGCATACTCCGCGCTGTTGAACTTGCTGATATTCTCCTGCCGGTCGAGTCCTCCGTAGTCTATCGCTACCCGATGGTCAATACAGATATGACGAGGATACCTGTCCGTAGCCGCTCGTAATTCGTAGCAATGACTCGGAATCACCATCTGCCAGGTCGTCAGGGTGGTCTGGACGAAATCCGCTGCCTGCTTCCGGCCTATCCACCCAATATGTGGCGGGTGTGAACTCCTGGGCAGCCGGAACTCGTGTGCCACCTGCCAGGCATAGAAATAAGCCCAGACAACCAATAGCCAGGACTTGCCACCGCCCTTAGCGCCACCGTAAAGTACCTCGCGTATCTCCGGATCCTGGAGGGCCCTCCACGCCTCGGCCTGCCTGAGGGTCAGCTCCGCCTTCAAATTCGGCTTGGTCTTCTTCTTGGCCACTATTGCGCCTCCGCCAAAGCTTGCGGCTCAGGTAAAGCCAAGCTTGCACCTTGCCCTATGGTCTTACTGGCCTCGAAAGCTTCGCGCCTCACCTTACTCTCCACTGGCTTAGGCAACTCCGGCAGGACTATCATCGGGGCCCCAATCGGCTCATCATTGGTCGTGATGTCCGTCCGCTCACGATAGCCGTGATTAGACGATAATATCAGCTTGGCTATCGTGGCATTATACGTCCCAGCCAGCCCTCCGGCCACTAATTTGGCGTGCTGGGCGCTATGTAATTCACTTAAAGCTCGTAAAAACTCTGGGTGCTCCTCGCCCCAATTAAAAATTGTCTTCTCGCAAGTACCTATATGACAGGCAAGCCCTGGGACTGTAGGCACAACATCACCTAAAGCCTCGTGGTTCCGGATATACTCCCTCACTCTGTCCGGCATATCCGGCCTGTACTTTGTCGGCCTGCCCGTCTTCTTCTTAGCCACTTTAACCCCCCTTTTATCTTGCCCAAGTTAACGCCCTTAGCTCTCTGGCCTGTTTCGGCCTTCTCTCCAGCCTGATCTGCTTATCCTCATAGCCACAATCGAGACAGCCGAAGCCCTCGGGGTCTATCCATACGCTTGTCGAGCCGCATTCGGGACATTCAAGTCTGATTTGCTTCTTGTGTTTCAAGGCTTGCGCCTTTCAACAAGCGGTGCCTACAATGTCGGTCCGATCCCCAGGCTCATAGCCAGCCGATGGAAGGGAGCACCTGAGGCACACTGCAGGACTTACCCGTTTAGTTTGTCAATTGCAATCACCCCGACAGTTTTATAATCTTCGCCCCCTGCAAACGCTTTATGTGCAACTCCTCGTGGCACGCCGCACACAGAGTAATGCCATTCTCAACCTTGTATCGCAACTCAGGATACATCTTAAAACTCTTGATGTGGTGTGCGTGCAACCGCTTGCCTACTTTTTCGCAATGCTGACATCTATAGCCATCACGCTCCAAAACAGCAATCCGCCACTCTTTATACTCCGGCGTCGCTCTTAACTTCTCAATCTCAGGGTCTCTGTTGGCCTTGAGAAACCGCTGCCACTGCCGCCTTAACTTCCTTTTTGCCTTGCGGCTATTTTTGTACTTCTTCCGACTCTTGCGGATTTTCGACCAGGCCGACGGGTTTTGCCTTTGCTCTTCTAATTGCCGCCACTGGTCTATCGACAGCCTCGTGGTTAGCCGCCCGCTGTAACGCCTATCTTTCGTCGTGCCGCCCCGATTAGAATAATCCCTGCATTTATGCTTACCGTCTCGCTTGACTACTGCTAAGCCTATAAGCATTCTCCTACAATTAGACCACACTTTTAACCCACGTCAACCGAAAAATCCCAATTTGACCAAGTGTCCGAAAATTTTTTTAGGCTTCTAAGTCCTTACATCCTCACAACTTAGAACTTTTCTCAAAAATTCTTCTTGACTTTTCGTGGATTTCGCCGATAGTATAGGTGGAGCAAATGGGATGCTATCAACACAGCACAATTCAATTGACCAAGCCCACGGTCGGCACCCCTCCCTTGATAGCATCCTCGCCGGCCGTGGGCCTTTTGGGCAGGAAAGGAGACAGGAAATGAACGCTGAAGAGACGAAAACAGTCGAAGTGACGGTGGTGGTCGACCCCCGCCACGATATGTGGGCTATCGGGAATGGCGAGGAGTGGGATACTCCGTTTTTCGCCGCCTACAGAGAGGCGGCGGAAAGGTTGGAGAGGGCCGCCAACCGCGTCCTTGTAGAAGACGGGGCCGAGGTGAGGGTCGTGATTGACGTGGTGCGTGGCCGCTACACTGGACCGGCAATGCAGCACGACTGCCAGCCTGATTGGGACGATGAAGTGCCGCTCTGGCAGCGACTGCATAATATGGTGTGGCCTGAAGAGGGACCTAAGCCGCGTTTCAGGATCAGTGAGCCGGAACCCGATGTGGTCGAGCGGCTTGCGGAATGGGCCGTAGAACAAGAATGATACCCAGCCTCGGTTGGGTGCCGGGGCTTATGTCCAGGAGGTATAAAAATGAACATCGTTGAACGAGTCAGACGTCTTTTAAGGGAGCGGCCGCCAGTTCGACCGCTGCGAAGACTTGCAATGGCTGAGCGGCTTGTTCGCGCTCGGCATAACGTGCGGCGACGGACCTTGAACAGGCCTGTCAAAGGTTGAAAGGAGACGAACGATGAAGAAGGATTTTGTGTGGAAAATCGTGCTTACTCGGCACGCGGGCGTCGCTGAATTGGTCGCCCGGTATTTAGGCCGGGCGGAATACGTCAGGGATGATGGGCGAATCATTCTGTACGATCTGGATGGTTCACCGCAAGATAGCGTCGAGGTGAGGGAGCACTTGGACGCCGAAGAAGCCCGTCAACTCGCACGCGAGGGCGGGCTTGTTCTTTACGGCGTTGTCCCGCTGCACTTGGCGGCTATCGCCAATGTAACTTACGCGGTGGAATGGGATTGCGCTCCGCCGCGAGGAGTCGAAAAGTCTGCCGACTGGGTTCTTCAGCACGGCCGGCTTGTGCCGTACATCGTGCGGCAAGCAGCGACCTGTGAGTTCTGTGGGTCGATTGATGTTGAAGCTATGGGCGAGGGCGTGAAGTGCCAGAGCTGTGGGAAATACTGGGATTAACAGAAAGGAGATAAGGATTATGAGCACAAGAAATCTAACAGTGGTCCTTGACCCCCGCTATGATATGTACGCAGTGGGGAACGACGAAGAATTAGACAAGGAATTTTTCGCCGCTTACACCGAGGCGGCAAAAAAGCTACAGAAGGCAACCAATGATACCCTCGCAGATGAGGGCGCGGACGTGAGGGTTAGCATCGAGGTTATCCGGGGCCGATACACTGGCCCCGAGATGCAACAGGACAATCAGCCCGATTGGGACGATGAGGTATCGCTGTGGCAGCAACTTCATCATATGGTTCAGTGTCAGCTTGCCGAGCCAGGCTTTACAACGACGGAACCAAGCCCCGAAGTTGTCCGGCGGCTTGCCGGGTGGGCCGTAGAAGAGGTAAGACAAATACCGTAAACCACTCAGCTATCCGAAATGCCGAGGCTCTTATGAGGTGCGGTCTTGGTTTGGCTCTGTCTGTTCGGGCTTGAAACCGCACCAGAGCATCAAATCAGTTGGGGGTAAGGATTCCGTGAAGAAAAACTCTAACGGCTTGCTATAGATGTCGGCCAGTTTATTCAGACAGGAGCATTTCGGCTCGCTCTTGCCGTTCTCGAAATCACGGAGTAACGATGCTCTTATCCCTGCTTTTTTGGCCGCCTGTTTCAGCGTCAGCCCAACGGCTTCACGTGCAATCCTGAGTCTTTCACCGATTTGCATAATGCTCCTTTAGAACTTGATATGCCTCAGCCGCCAGGTCGCTGGCCTGAGTCCCGACCCGAAACCAATTCGCGTCGTCCGGAGCACGGACCCGAGCAATGAGAATGATACTTCTGTCCTTGTCGACCGTAACCTTTTGCCAGGCTTTCTGTATCATTTCTTCTTTTTCTTCGGGGTGAACCGGTTTCTGAGTGCCGCCACAATCGCAGTCAAAATCGCGCCGATGGCTATCAGTTTCCCGTAGCCTATCGCAATGCCTACCTGCGTGACGGTCTGCGCCGCAGCCTCCAGGGCAGCCAGGGCGTTCGGATCGAGAACTACAGGATTGTTCGGGTCGCCAGGGTTTACCTGCGCGTACTGACAGCCGAGGCAGACTAACAGGATTGCAAGTAAATAAGTTTTCTTAACTTTCATCATATTCAACCATTGCATTCATTAACGCATCGCACTATCTCTTTGGCGTCAGACTCGGCTACGTGTGCCGCCACCACCCGGCCACGCTGAGTGTAAAGATTGAAGTACCGCGTTCGGTAATCTCGCAGCGGCTTGCCGCCGATTATCACCGGCGTAGCCCGCAATCTCTCAAGGTTCTTCACCTGTGTCTTCATAATTTGATTTCCTTCTTGGCTTTAACCCTGCTAATCGAGAAGTACTTTCAGCAGCGCCTCTTTGATTCGCCTCCCCAGCCACTCGGCAACTGGGGCCGTAACTCCATTTCCTAACATTCGTTTGCGAGCCGCATCAGGTACTCCGTCAGTCCATCCAATAGGCCATCCTTGAAGAGACTCCCGCTCAGTGAATGACAGCAAACGTAACCCCCTTTCTGGCCCTTCGTACACGAGATTGTAACGATCGCCAAATCCCCCGCTTGTGGCAGTAAGACACGCAACCGGCTTCCGTGCTTGGACGCGAGACGCACCATACTCCGTATCGTTTTCGGCGGCAATGCACGCATCTCGGAACCTATCAAGGGCTTTTTGCTTATCGAACCCGACCACGAACTCACGACGCCGGCTTTGACCTGTAAACGCTGCGGAGTTGACTTCCGCAACAAGGCAATAGTATCCGAGCATTTCCAACCCGATGACGAAGTCCACGACATCAGGTGAACAAACATTTTCGCGGAGAACCCACCGGGGTTTGCATCTTGCTGCCATTGCGAGAAAGTATCCCGACATATCCGGTCGGCTCGTGCCTGAAATACACGCAGCATTGCTTCGTATGGGGCAAGGGTCTCCGCCCACAAGTCCCACGCAGGGTCTGATTTCGTTTTTCGGTACATCAGGGAAATGTCTATCGAGGATTGTGAGACAGTGTTTGTCATTTTCCACTTGGAATACGCATCTCAACCCAGCTTGCTCAAGACCATAATCCAACCCGCCCGCCCCTGAAAATAAACTCCCAAAATACGTGTAGGGGATGTTCATAATGCATCATTCACAGCTTGATTTCCTTCTTGGCCTTAACCCTGCCAATCAAGGCCAGGACTCCAGAGGCCAACAACACGAGCCGGACAATCAAATCAGTTATCGTGTCTTCTTCGCCGCTCAGGTCGATGACGCCAATCTGAGCAAGTAAGACGACCACGATCGTTACGAATCCGCCCCATACCGTCTTCGATTCCCAGGGTTTTTTTGTTTCTTCCATTGGACTTTCCTTTCAATTTAGTTCCTTGTGTCTTCTTTGTATCTCGTTTCGGTATTGTGATACTCGATGCCTTCAAGGTGCCTCGCCAAGTCAGTTTTGATATAGTACCGCTTCCCGAGGCGCTCCATCAGGTGGATAAATCTAACCCCGAAGTCCCGCAAATCGAATTGCGGACGGCCGAAATGGTTCAGCGGCCCGACCTTGTACACGTCCGTATATTCGTATGTATGACGTACAACCCCAAGTGCCTCGTCGGGGTCAATTACCGGCTCAAGGCTCACGTGCGTCTCTATGTGCGGATAATCCCACTTCGCAATCTTCATCGCCTTATAACGCTGGTAGGGCGGCGCTGCTCCAGGTTCACGTAAATGGGCGACCGCCGGATCGTAGGGTATCGACTACCGGCATCTATCAACGGATACGGGTCACTCATAAAACTCAGCAGGATTCGCTCTCTCGTCCCCCTTAGCTTGTCGGCCTCTTTCTCCAGTTCCACCAAATCGACGCGGGGTTCTGGCTTGTCGAACGGCCACTTGTAGCGTTCAGCCATCCTCCGGGCATAGCAGTATGCGCAACCGTGCTCACAACCTCGGTAGTGGTTGATTGCCAGTAGTGCGTATTCCTTCGCCCGGCCTTTCGGTCCGTAGATGATGCTCATATCGCAGCCCTTTCTTTTAGCTCATCTCGCTTTTCCTTGAGCACCTCCTCTATCCGCTCCAGATCGGCTATCTTGAAAGCGGCTCGCTGGTGCTCGTACTGCTTCACATAGGCATAACGGGCCGGAAACTTGGCCTTGAACCATTCCGCCGCAGCGATAGGATTCAAATGCCACCACCTATGGCACGCCATACATAATAATTTTACATTCAGCAGGTCCCACCGCAAGTATAAACATCGGCCTTTTGGAATGACGTGCGAGGGCTGAGAATCCGAACCTTTGACCTGTTTCCCGCACCGCTGGCAGGTGTTATCGTCCCGTAATCGTACCACCTCGCGGACGAGATTGTCCAATCTCTTGATTATCCTGCGGCGCTTCGTCTTCACCATAAGTATTCCTTGAAACTTGCCACGAGTTTGTTTGTTGTCTCTTGCTGTGTTGGCCAGACCGCCATTCGTTGACCACTCAATCACTCGCCAACCCTTGTCTTCAAGCCACTCGTGTTCGCCCTTATAACCAGCCAATACGATGCGATAGTTTTCTCGTTGCCCGCGTTCGTAGGCCCACTTAGCGACTTGTTCAGAGCAATCAAGCTCTTCGTGATAGACTTTCGTATGACGCCCGCAATCGTGCGAATACGGCGGGTCGAGAAAAATACCACAATCGGGCCAATTCCGGTCTTGCCAGTTTCCGCCGCACACTTTCGTCCAATCACCACAAACAACCCGAACATACCGTAGCCGTTCGCTCAACTGTCTGAACCAGCGATAAATGTTTTCGTTATAGCGACCGCGAACATCAGTAGAAATGTCCGCCTGCATAGCAAGCCCGCACTTGTGCACGCCCTTGCCTTTATGGCTAAGATGAGGCCTCCTGTTCATACTACTGAAAACATCAGCAATCGAACACGACGCACACCAAATCCAGTAGCCGGCAAGTTTCGGCTCATAATAGTCGTCATCCTCGACTAACTTTTGGACAAGACCATCCTTATTGACCAGCAAAACCCGTTTCCGGCTACATAAATCAATATGGCTGACCGGCCAATCGCAGTACTTGGCCACGTCATCGGGCGCCTTCTGGAGGCTCCGCCAGACATTAGCAATGAAACCGTCCTTGTCGCAGACGGTCTCGGTGTGCTCTTTGGGCTCATACGACGGACGGGCCAACAACACGGCCCCACTGCCGAAAAATGGCTCGATGTAGTGCGAAACCGAGGTTCCAATGGCCGACCAAACAATATCAGCCACTTGGCTTTTGCCGCCGAAATATGGAAACGGGGCTTTCATAAAGCCTGCGCCTCTACTCAGTTTATAGCGCCAGCGGCCGTTTTAAGGGCCTAAAATAAAAAACCGGCGTCCAAGACTTATGCCTCCGAGTTCTTCGATTCTACGGCCTGCTGGGGGCCTTATTTGCAAAACTGTGGCGTCATTAAGCGAGCCATCCGTGGCCCCGAGACAATCCTTTGATAGAATACAACACGTTTTTAGAATAATCTTCAAAATTTCGGCCCTCCGTTCGGCTTCTCCAGAGCCATCAAGAACCGCTTGCCAGGGGTATCGGGCCCGGCCAAAATCTCGGCTTTCGCCATCTCCAGGGCCTCCGGGCCCCGTAAACCATCGTCCACTGAGGGCTCAGGGGTCTCCCAATATCGGATTATGACGTAATCTCTGCCGTAAGAATTCTCAGCCTGCCGGCGGCATCGCTCGGCCTCACGCTCTATAGACTCAACGTCCGGCATATCGCCAGAGATGAAGAATTTCGTTTCCCAGCCACCATCTGCGGGTCGCAGGGCAAACAGCAGGGTTGGGTCCCTTTTCTCGCGCCCACCTTCAGGCACGAGGAATTTCTTGATAATCCCCATCACGGGTTCACGGCCCGGGCGCTCCGTACCCTGATACCAGGACTCCAATTTCTGTTTGCTCCGCTCGTAATCGTACCGGCACAATAACCGCACCCAAAGGTCATATTGGCCGTCCGGTATGCTCCAGTTCGGCCAGAGGCTCCGAATTACCTTCGAGATGAACTCGTCAGCCTGCGATTCGGTCATAATCACTCCTTTAGCTTGCGCCCTGCTTCCGTATGCCGCGCTCCCTCCGCAACCGCTCCAGCCGCTCCTCTACGGTCTCCTCACGCTTCGCAGGGAAACGCTGGCGGTTGTTCCGCCAGTACTTCAGAGCACCGCGCACCGCGTCCCAGGACTCCAGGGGGATTTTATTCCTTCGCCTCCAACTATTCGCCTGGAAGTTATCATACGAAACCTCCGCCTCCTCCTCGGTGAGGCCCACCATCAAAGCGATGTCCTTCCACTTCTGCTGGTCAGGGGGAATAGTGAAAAATTCACTTTCCTTATTTGCGCGCGCACCTGTTGTAGTCTCTGCTGTAGTCTCTGTAGTATTCTCTGTTATATGGAATGGTGTGTTTCGCACTATTGGAATAGTGTGTTTCACACTATTCGAATCGTGTGTTTCACACTTTTCCATTGGTGTGTTTTGCGCTAATCCAACGCCGTTCCCTGATTGCCACACCTGGAGTTGATGTTCTACGGCCTCAAGATTGACCTTGTAATGGAGTGTGGGCGCCCCGTCTGCCTTGAGCAGCCGAGTTGTTAGCAACCCCTTGCCCTCAAAGTATTTGCGGCACTTGTCCTGCTGTTCTCGCGTTAGCGTGGTTTCCTCTTCAAGTTCCCTCTTGGTCTTGTAGATGTAGCCGTCTTCCCGCTTGCCCTTATCCGACCAGTAGATCAACTGCTGGAGGTAAATGGCGTTGTTTATACCCCCGAAACAACGAGCGAAAACAGGATAAAACGCTATCGGCTTACTGAATGGAATGTTCATTGCGATACCTCATAAAAAACCCCTGGAGCCGGTATGAACGCCGATATAAGCGAGGAGAGGCCCGGCCCAGGGGATTTTCTCAAACCACAGCATTTTGCTTATATCAACGTTCATACCCACATCATATAGCACCCTGCAAGCGTGTCAGGTGATTTTTGGGGAAATTTCCAAAAATTTACCACTCTTCCCATATGTCCTTCATTTCCCCGACTATCTTCCAGCACTCGGCGGCAACGCTGTCCCGTCCTACGTGGACCTCGCCCCATATAAGTATCTTGGCAAGAGCATAGTCCGAACGTTCGTCCACAATGGGGGCGTAAGCATCCTTCGGGGAGAGATATGCGTGGAATCCATAGAGGCCCAACTTTACCTTCTTCTCGTGTACCTCTTCGCCTGCGTCAACCAATTGACCTCTTGGGCAATTGTGGTAAACAAGATACCTGTTCCGAGATGCCTTCTCCAAAACGTGGTATGCCCGCCACGCACCTTCCTTAGGAATATTAAAAACAGCGTAGCAACGCCCCTCGCGAACATATTCCGGTTTGTCCATCAGATTGTCCTCGTGGCTGAAACCGCTACCGCCTGGGTTTGGAGTACCGTAACCACCATCCTTGAACCCTGAGCCAAGTCCGTGTCCGTCTATGCCACTATTGCCATATCCTTCGCCACAGTGGCCCTCTCCAAAACCATTGTCATTTCCATATGCTTCGCCACAGCCATAGCCGCTGTCTTGGCCGAAAATCTCTAACTCTTTATGTTTTTTCAGTCCCACGGCTGTTCCCTCCATTTCTTGACTGCTTCATCGGTACAATCCATCACTGCCGTAACCCCATCCACCTCAAGACGGGGCACTACCGGCGAAATCCTCGAACCCTTCTGTGGGCCGATCGAAGCCAGGCCGAGGACTCCGTGCGTCTCTGGGGCATAGTACACAGCCATCTGGGCATCCCACAAGGCAACGACATCGCCTTCTTGCTTTTCGAAAACGCCAAAAAAAACACCTTTGCGATCCTTATTAGTTGTTACAACAACATATCTCTGCTTGTACTCAGTCATCTTTTTTGCTCCTTTCATTGATAGGTTTCCATATACTCATCGACCAATCTTGTATCTGCCTTCTTGTATGCCTCGTCCGAGCTTTTGACTATCGCCTCGGCGAATGCTTGTAATCTGCTCAGTCCGCGTCTCAGGCCCCAGGTGAAGAAGCTATGAAACGCTGCGATTTGCAATCTATCGCGTGGGTCTGGGTGGTCGCTGGTGTCCATACCTTGCGCCTTTATTTTCCTAACAGAATGTCAGCGAGGCCCGCAGGGACGCTCACGGGATCAAAGCCCATTCGGTTCAGTTTCCGCTCCTCGGCCCTGATCCGCTTGGTGTGGGCCTCTAACAGTCTTTTCCTTTTCTCGTCCTTCGGGGCCTCCCTGCAGGTCCCCGGCAGGCATAGCTCCTGCGTCCGAAAGCTGGTGTTTCTGTGGGTGCTCATTATTTCTCCAGTTCGGGTCCGGCTCGGGGACGTGAACCTTGAACGGGCCGTTTGCACAGAATGTGAAGCAAAAGTCGATAAACTCCGACGCCTCGGCCCGATCCATCTGGCTCAGCGTCTTAGTGGTTCCATAGTGTTTATGATAAGCGGCATACAGACAGCGCTTGATTTGCTCCTCAGTCCAGGGCGCACCGTAAATATCCCAGCCCCTGTTAGTTAGCTCCTTCTGGACATATCGGACTATCAGCCCGAATATCACACCTAACTGAGACTGGGTCTTGGGCTTGCTCTGCAAGGATAACGCCTCGACGACGTCCTTACCATCCATCTCGGACAGCCATTCCCGCCGCATATTCTGCTGGACGGGGTCGAGGCATAACTGGCCCCCTCGGACTTTACCGTAGAGTTCTAATCTTCGCTGCATAGTAGTCCCGTACCGCGTGAGCTACCCTAAAAGGGCAGATCGTCTTCCGGCTCCTCTTCCGGCTCAGGTATCGGCTCCTGAGGCAGAGTCCCATCATAGTACCACTTGGCCAACGGACGGGCGATCTTGAGTATCACCGCCAAAATCTCCTCTGCAGGACGGTCGCTACTATAAGCCCCAGCTAATAATTGTGCGGCCACCTTACCTGCCGCCTGGCGGCAAATCTGGCCCTGCTCCTGGGGGGTCTTGGGATAGCCGTACCGATCCGGCAGAGATAGCCTATTCTGCTGCTGTTGCATACAGGGGGGTCTTTGTGCGGCAGGCTGAGGGCCGGCCTGCTGGGCAGGCTGTGGAGCGGCCTGTGGGGCCTGGTCGTTCTGCCAGAAGCCAGACAGATAGACGTTCCCATTGGGCGCCCGGTAGGCTTTGAGGTTGAAACGCAGCCTCTGGTTGATGAGGGACTGGCTCAGGGGGCTACCGCTGCCCTGGTAGATTTTCACCAATCGCTGCGTGCCTGTATCATCGACTAAAGTACAGGTCTGGTAGGGAGCACCATTCTTGCTATACTTGGTCTCCCCTATACTCTGCATCTGGGCGAATAGAGTCATCTGCTGGTTCGGGTTCTGCTCCAATGATACGAAGTCCATCGTCTGTACCTCCTAATCTTAGTGCCTGTATGCGTTTACGTCGTTCCCGCAGGTGTCTTGCATACTCGTTCCGCAAGAACCTGTTTATCGAGTCCTGGAGAATTAGCTTCTCTCGCTCGGTCAGACTCGCTATCGACTCATAGGTTGCCATTTTATGCCTCCTAAAATTAAAAGTTTAATAACCAAAATCTCGTTCAACTTTTCTTAAGCAATTTCCGCAGTTTTTTCTGGAGCTTGTACACCTCCAGGCATTCCAAGAAGAGAGCCTCTGCGTACTCGCGGACAGGGTTGCTTGCTGTCTGCTCGGCGAAGTTCTCGGACTCGGCACGCGGGATGTTCAGTATCCGGATCGAGTCCACCGGCCAGCCGTGCTCTTCGAGCAAAATGGCATATCCGCCGCACTGTATCCAGTGTTCCTCATAGATACCCGAGCCAGTCTTCAGGTCTATCAGTTCCCTTTTACCGTCGCAGATGCCGTAAATGTCGAACGTACCACCAAAGCCCTGGCGCTCGGAGACTAAGGATTTCTCAGCAGCGATGACCTCTAATTTATGCTTCTTCTGCCACTCGAAGAACGACAGACAGGCATTCTCCGCCGCGTCCCTCTGGGCTAAGGAATACTCGTCCAGATCGACGCTTATCTCCTCGCTGGTGATTTCGGCGATAATCATCGCGTGGGCCAACGTCCCGATGTCGGCCTTGTCATCCACATACTTACCAACCTCGATGCCCTCTAAGCCTAACCGATTGGCCCAGTTCACCAACGCAGGCTTATTCAAGACCGAGACAATGGTCGTTACACCAGGGACTAATTCCCCCTTAGGATAGCTCCTGGTCGGGGCTAACCTATACCTCGTGTGGGCGTGATATTTCTTGGTCTTCATCTCTACAGTCCTCACAGCAGTACCAATCGCCTTCATCTTCTATGAAACATTTCGGGCACCCGAGTCGGCCGCAAGCCTCGCAAGAAACAATGCAATCCGTGCAGATTTCGGCCAGACAGTCAGGGCAGGTCGTTGCTTGGTAGCTGTACATCTCCTCCTGGCAACAGGAACACTCACCTACGATTTTCCATTTGTTCATTTCGTACCTCCCTTCGCCTTCTCTGGTGGGCCTCAACCAATGCTGCAGCCGCATCTCCAAACGCACGTTGTTCACTGGCTATTTCCGGGTCGGGATTTTCTTCGTACTCCAGCATACGCACTGCGTCGGCCAAGACCAACATTTCCCAGGGACGTGCAATAGCCTCTAAGCAGCAACCTAAAGCACCGCCCATTTCCGAAACCCAATCGGTGCGAATGGAGAAAGTAACCTCGTGGCTACCACACACCTCGTCTTCATCAAGCACTATCGAAACTTTGACAAGGTTCTTGCTCATCTCTCATCCTTCTTCTTATCTTGCGGGGTTGTCGTCGTCAGTATGACATCTTCTTCCGAAAGCTGCCCACAGCCATATTTGTCGAGTATTCCCTTGGGGGCATTTTTGTGTTTGACGATCTTGCCACTGGATTGCTTTTTGCCTTTCTTTTGATTGCCAATGGACTCCGCTGCTTGTCTTCTGAACTCCTCCGCAATAGCAAACAAAATGTCCGCGTAGCTATGCAAGGATGTATTATAAACAACCACACCAAACTCATCAGTGATATAGCAGTAACCTCCCATTTCGTTCTTATACCTCCCGAGAGTAAAGCCTGAAGGGGCTTGGCCCACCCACTCGATGTTTCTTGGGATTGCCTCGTTCATCTTTCACCTCTCGCATAGCTGTCGCATATCGCCCGTTCCCATTTGGCTTGAGTCTCAGGCCCTAAAATCCCGTCGGGCTTTGCCCCTATACGGCGCTGGATTTCCTCAATTGTGGGCAGCGGCGCAGACGGGTCGGGCCGTGCATCCCTGCACAGCCAACCGACCCAACCTGCAATCAGTAGGGCGACTGCAAGTCCTGTAATTTGAGTGATAGATTTAAGTGCTTGCATCTCCGTTCCTTTCACGTTTCTAATCAGGCCCGCTCGGCCGGTCCTGCCCCGGCTCCCGGCTTTCATCCTGTAATACAGTGGGCCAGGCTGGCCTTTCTTGCCGGACGTTCCCACTGCATAACTGCACGTCATCTCGCCGTGCTGCGAGCGGGCCTGGTTTATCAATCAAGTAATATGGATTAAAAAGGGGCAGGGCACGCATTCTGTCGTTTTCTCGGCGATTGTTGGGGTCATTATTTTCAACGGCGTTAATCAAGTTTCGCCCCGCCCCTATCGTTTCATAAAAGCGGGGCCGGAGGTCAAAGCCCCGCTTCGGAGGAGGAAATGAAAGGGCAAAGCTTGCGCCCCTTATGAAAGACCGCCAGAGACCTGTTGGCGCGGGAGGGTGCACAAAGACAGCCTCTGGCGGCCAGTTTCGGATTCGTTTGTTTCCTTGTGCACCCATTTACAAGTCTCCTTGCATCCACCCATATTATACCCGAACCAGCCCAAAAGTCAAGTCGATTTTTTGAGAATCCTCGATTCCGCCCGAAAAAGCCGGAAAAATCCTGAAAGTTTTTGATTTGGGACACCTGGTTATTTGGACTACAGGGTAACCCCGCGTATCTCGATGTGTGGTATCTGCATCTGCTGCTTGTGCTGCCAGACCACAGCGAACGGCCTGATAACCTGGCAGGACCTACAGAATGAGATAACACCCACGACCCCCAATTGGCCGCCCATCGGTACTTACAGAAGCATTCCTTCGGCAACTTGCCCCGCCGAGGGATATACAAGACCGCCTTCGGGGGTAAAATGTCGTAATTGTGAGTATGACCGGAAAAGCAAATGTCCGCGATTTCCCATTCCGCCAACATCCTGGCCAGCTTGTTCGGCTCGGCGCCTGGGGTTCTGCCACTACCGTACCCGTGCCTGATGTATAAGATCACAAGCGAATCTACCCTGCCGTTACGAATGAACTGCAACCGTACCAGAGCCTCGTCCGTAAGATCGGGAACGTCCAATCTGCGACAGAGGGCCCCCTGGACGTTCTCATTATAATACTTCCTTATAGCATATTCGTGGTTGCCTTCTATTAGGCCGAGCAGTTTGTTCTGGATTGGACTTAGTATATCCACCGCTCGGTCGAGTTGCTGCCTGAGAATGTCGTTCAGCCTCTCCCGTGTAGTCAGGGCGTCGCCCTCGATGAGCCAATCGGGCAGGGTATCGAAGTCGAACCGCTTGGAATCCTGCGGCTTTATCGCGTCTATAATATCACCGCCGCCTATTGCGAAACCCAACGGGTCGTTGGCGATAGTCTTGATATGTTCCCTGAGTTTGGTCTCCGCACAGCCCCTTGAGCCGATATGACAGTCCCCGATAGGATAAATCGTTACCACATCCCCCCGCTTTGTGCATTTGATGACCTTATTTATCAGCCGCATTATATTCTGTGAAAGGCGCAGGCGCTTTGTTGTGGACGCTCTCGCCGTTCAGGACGGCATCGACCTC